CCACCGTAGGAAGTGCCATGAACGAAGAAACAACAGCAAACAGCGACCCGGAAGGAGACTGGTATAAGGCGCTGGCCCAGCAGTTACAGGCCCAGCAACTACAGGCCTCGTGGCTGGAGCAGTACCCTGAGGTGGACGAGGACAAGCGGGTTGCGAGGCAGGCGGCAAGGGACTTCGCCAAACACACGACGGCCGATTACTAACAGACAAGGAAGCGATAATGACTCAAACTATCACGATACCCAGCGCAGCCGATCAACTCGCGGTCGCCCTGAACAGCACCCTAGGCAACAGGGGCGGCTCCGTCGACGTAGGTAGCGATCAGAAGTTTGCCGTGGTCTTCGTGCCCCTGGCCCCGGCTGTAACGCAGGGTGACTACCCGGCCCTTAAGGCGGCCATCGAGGCGATCGCTGGTATTCAGCCGATCAGTCTGTTGATTGACGGTCAGATGCCGACGATCCCTGCCGACATGACGGCGACGATCAAGGTCAATGCTCAGATGAGACTCCGCAAGACCCCTGTAGACCCGGAATAGAACCATGGCCGCACACGACTGGCTAGGCACTACAGACGCGAGCACGATCGTAGCCGCGAACTACGACCCGGCTGCTGTTCCCGGTACTGGGGACACGCTGCGATTCGACGGCGACGGCGACAACGCCTGCACGTTCGCGGCCGACATGGCCCTGGCTGGGCTGACCTCGCTGGTGGGCTACACGGACAAGGTGGACCTCGCCACGTTCGACCTGACCATGGACGACGGTGCCTCGATTGTCCTCGACATGGCGGGCGAGTTCGACGCCGGTAGCGGGACGATTAGCGTTACGAATGGGACGTTCGATAACCTCGACGTGGGGACGTACACCGTCGGCTCATCAACACTTTTGATGTCCGGAACTGGCACAATAACGGTTGGGTCGGGCAATCGACTTAACGAGCTGATAATTGACGTTGACGCGGTAATTGATATCACCGACTCGTTTGTTATGAACAGCACCCTCCAGGTGAATGGAAGCCTGGAGATACCAAGTGGCAACAACATCAATCAAGTTGGCAACACCCTAAATGTCGCGAGCGGTGGGGCACTGATTGGTGATGGTCAGTTCAAGAACAATTCCAGCAGTCTGACTATGGATATTTCCGTAGACGCTGGTGGTGAGATTTCGATAGCTACGTTTATTGTGAGCAACCCGGAAGCTGACGGTGTCGTTCAATCTGGTACGTATGCACCTGGCGTATTCGCGATAATTGGCGACTCCGCATTTGCGCGTGTCCTGACGTTCAGTGCCGGTGCGTTTGTTATAGAGGGCAATCTCGAACTTAAGAGCCTGAACGGCGGCGGCTCGCTCGAAATAGCGAACGACACCAATGACCCAGACATTGAGCTCCAAGGTAATCTGATCTGGACACCGACGGCCGGCACCCTCACCTACACCAAGGGCACCGGCACCATGACCCTGTCGGGCCTGAGCAATGTTCAGATCGACCTCGGCGACAACGCGAGCGAAAACCTCACGATCAACAAGCCCACTGCCGGCGACGTGACGCTGGTCGACGTGGACCTGACGATCGACAGTATCGACATGGCGGACGCCTTCGCCGTGCCGTCCGGTGACGTGGATACGACGGACTCGGCGACGCTGGACATCGGCGGGGATGTGACGCTGGCGAATAACTTGTTTGATCTCGGCGACGATACGACGTGGACTATCGGCGGAGACTTCGACTATTCTGGGATAACGACGCTAACCGATGGCACCTCGACCCTAATTATGACGGGCGGCACTGTTGGCACACCTGCTAAGTTGATAGTAAAGACCGGAATGGCGCTGCGAAACATCACCATCGCGTCCGGTGCCTTTGTTGATCGTGCGGATGGCGATAACGGCCTAACTGTGACCGGTACGCTGTTGGTTAATGGGGCGCTTGGCATAGCATCCGGGAAAACGGTATCGACAGTTGGCAATGTCCCGTCGTCTGTGGTACTTGGAGCTAACGGAGCGATTACGGGCGATGGAAAATTGGAAATCTCAACGCCTGGCGTCGGCGAAGGGATTGTTGGTTTCACTGTTCCGGCCATCATTACGGTGGCCATAGTGCAAGTGCGCAACGCCGAGCCTGCCTGCCTTGCACCATTAGGCCCCGCTATATATGGCAGCCCGGCTGTGAATATCGACTCCACGGCGGCTGGCAAACAGTTCAACTTCGCTGCTGGAAATTACGTCTTCACCGGCGATGTGATCTACTCGACTGACGGAGCAGGCGACGAGTTGGAGATCGACAATTCTGCAAACGCCAACATTACGTATGGCGGAGACGTGACGTTCGTTGCTGGCGGCGACACCCCAACGTACACCAAGGGTAACTTGCCCACGACCCTGTTTGGCACGGGTAACCAAACACTCACTTGCCTTGATCAGGCGACCGAGAACCTGATTATCAACAAGGCTAGTGGCAACGTCACGCTCACCACCGTGGACCTGACGATCGACAGTATCGACATGGCGGACAATTTCATCGTGACGAGCGGTGACGTGGATACGACGGACTCCGCGACGTGCTCGATCGGCGGGGATGCGATCTTCGACAACAACGCGCTCGACCTTGGCGACCTTACTGTCTGGACCGTTGACGCAGAATTCGATAACGCGGATGTCACGACATTCGAGCCCGGCACCTCAACGCTCGTCCTGACCGGTGCCTCGGGTGCGATTCGCAGTGCGGTCGGGAACGAGCTGAACGCCGTGACGATCGCCACCGGGGCCCTCGTGACGACCTTGACGGACTTCGGAGCCGAGACACTGGCCGTCAACGGCACGCTGCAAATGGGCGGCGATACCGTCACGTTTGAGAGTGGTCTGACGTTCGGGGCTGATGGTATTATCGCTGGCGTAAGTGGTACGCTTGTATTCAACGAGCCGAGCGGCGCTGACGCCGTGGTGCTCGCCGATGCAGCGAATATCCAGGTTGATGTCTTTCAGATCCTCGACCCCGACCCAACGGCCACGCCGCTACCTCCCGGAACGTACGACACTTGGCTCCAGATCATCGGCACCCAAGCCGGTCGCGAGATGCACTTCGACTCTGGCACCTACAACATCATAGGCCGCCTGGAATACGAGACGACGGCTGGTGATCTGACGATTAAGAATGCCGTGAACAACCCGAGTTTCGTGATCGGCGGCAGCGGCTTCTCGGACCTGATATTCACGCCCGGTGGTGGCTCCTTGGTCTATGAGAAGGGGGCTGGAAGCTACACGCTCACGGAATCGATGGCTATCGAGTCCAAGGGCTACGACCTGGAAGCTATCATCGTGGCTGCCGGGACGTTCACCCAAAGCGACGACCTCGACACGGTAGACGGCCTGACGATCCAGAGCGGGGCGACGTGGGACTGTGACGGGAACGATGTGGTGATAGCGAACGGCGGGGATCTAGTCGTCAGCGGAACCATGGTAGGGGCTAGCCTGGACGCGGCGAGGTTCACCGTCTCGGGAAGTGCAACGCTACGGGATGTCGATACGAGCGGCTCGACGGCCGAGTGGTTCATCGACGTGACGGGCAAGCTCACGGCCTACAACGCGGACATTACCAACAGCAACGCCAGCGGCGGCACGACCGGCATCGCCTACGACTCGACGGGCACCAACACTACAAACTGGGAATTCCGAGAGCTGCCCGTAGGCTCTGGAAATGCTGGGAAGTCCGGCGCCTACTGGCATCGATACGGCCACATGTAACCAACGAGGGGGCAGGATAATGGGAGAACAGAAACAAGCAGTCGGGCCGGATAGGGTCTCGGACTCGACGTTTATCGTGAAGGGGTTTCAGCAGATCACGGTTACGGCCGGTGCGGTGTCTGTCCTGACGATTCCGGACGATGCGGAACACATCGCCATCCAGGTCGACGACCAGAACATCCGCTATCGGGACGACGGGAGCGACCCAACCACGGCGATCGGGATCTTGATGGCAGCGGGTCTTCCCGCCGAAGTCTACCCGGGGCCGCTGGTCAAGTTTAAGATGATCGCCGAGACGGGTACGGCACTAGTCAACGTGAGCTATCGAGCGAGGATCTAGCCATGCCACTAGCCGACACGAAAAAAGCCCAGACGATTCGCAATCTCTGGCACACAAAGGTCGCAAAGAAAGTCCTCGAAGCTGACGCGGCGGTTGCGTTGATCCGAGCGGCGATCGAGGACAATAGCCTCGCCGGGCAATTCACGGCTCCCGAGATCGCGGCCATGCTGGCCACGGAATCGGACCTCGGCGTTACGGCGGGCGGTGTTGGTGTAACCGCAGCCGAGAGTAAGTATCGTCCCCACCATTCAACAGAACAGGCCACCGTCGGCCTGGAGGTGTAACCATGGCAAACCTATTCCGCTATACAATTCCAGCGTTGGCACTCCAGGGCGACAACGTCGGCATCGTAGACGCTGGCGATATCCCAGCCCTTCCCGACAACGTCAATGGTCGTGCGGCGATGAAGTTCCCCGATGGTTCCGACGAGTCGGCGGGACTCACACCCACTTACTCTGTTCCGTCGCCTGATGTGTGGACAAGTGGCAGCGGTGTCTTACTGCGAATCCAGTATTTTGGCGACTCGGCAGGCGGTGGCAACGACGTGGTCCTGCAAGCGGCCCTGGAGTGTATCAGCGATGGCGACGCCCACGACATGCACGCCGACGGTGACTTCTTCGCGGCGGTACAAGAGGTCACCGATACGGTCAACGCAAACGCTGGATACAAAAACATCGTAGACATCCCGTTTACACAAGCCCAAGCCGATGCAATCGAGCCGGGCGATGGGATGCGGATTGTGATTCGTCGTAGCAGCAATGACGGCGGCGACGATTACGCTGATTCGATTTGGATTGAGGAAATCGGGTTCTTTGAGGTAACAGTGTAATGGCCAGGGCGTTTGATGCAGCGCAAGACGAAACGCTCGTCGTAGACGAGGCCGTAGTGTCGACGACGGGCTTTGTGGCAACAATGGCGATTTGGGCGAATGTCACGTCTGCAACTGCGTCACAACACCTGATGGTTGAGTCGATATACAATGGAACCGGTGCGTTTCATTCTATGTATATTATCAATGGAACAGTCAGGGTCTTCTCTTGGAACGGCGGCGTCGGAGGTGGCTCGCACATTGCTGAGGCCATAACAACAGGCAATAACTATACGGCGAACAATTGGTTTCATGGATGCGGAGTGTTTGCAGCCTCTGATTCCAGAGCCGTCTACATACACGGTGCCAATAAGGGGACCAGCAGCGATGACTCGTTCTTCGGCGGGGCCACGCACACGGCCGTTGGAACACTTTACAGGAATGACAATCCTGCGGCGCACGTAACCGGCAAGCTCGCATGGCCCGCCATATGGAATGTAGCCTTGACGGACGCGGAGGTTGCTTCACTGGCGGCCGGAGCGTATCCTCCGACAATTCGCCCGGGAAGTTTGGTTTCATTTTGGCCACTTGGCGGATTCGATACACACGAAACAGACGGTGGCATTGCTCGTGATATCTGGGGTGGATTTGACATGGCAGCATTATCAGACGCGACTGGACCTGGCGTGTCCGACCATCCAGGCGGGTTGATTTATCCTGGGATGCCAGCGATGGTCCCAGCAGCGGCAGAGCCGGCACCACCTGGTGGCGGACTGGCTCACATTATAGGCGGCGGAATAGTTATCTAAGGGGCATAACCATGGCTGACAATACACCACTCAATGAAGGCTTCGGCGGCGACACGATCACGACGGCCGAAACGACCTTCTCCGGCGACGTGACCAAGACGCAGATCGTCGGGCTCGGCGTGGTTACCGGGTCGGCCGAGTCGTATTCCGTTGCCCTGGTCGATGCAACGAATCCGTTGCCGACCTCGCAGTTGATCGACGATACGGTATACGTGGACGATGCGGCGTGGACCGACGACACGTCCAAGCATCTACTTGCAGGCGGAATCTACCAGTCGACGCAACAGACGATCACGGACGGGCGAACGGGGCCGTTGCAGGTCAATAACCGTGGCGAGATTATCGAGGCGAACTCAGAATCAATCGACGGCAATACCACGGCCATTATGACGGCGACCGAGGCGACGCAGGCGGCCGTCGAGATCATGGACGACTGGGACGAGTCCAACCGGGCCATGGTCAACCCGATCGTGGGCCAAGCGGGTATCGCAGCGGGCGAGGGCGTGGACGGGGTCACAGTGCCACGTATGACGCTCGCAACGGACGTTGCTCTGCCTGCTGGTAACAACAATATCGGCAACGTGGATGTCGTGACGGTTGGCTCGGTGGTCGACGCGAACAATTCATCCGTGGCGCAACTCGGCAACGGTGCGGTATTCACGGGCACGGGGACCGACATGCTCGGCTATACCGCCGCCTACGTGACCGTCCATTCCGATGAGGATTCTGCTGATGGCGGGATCTCGTTGCAGCTATCCACGGATAACAGCAATTGGGACGATGTCCACACCTACACGCTGGACGCCTCGTTTGAGATGGGCACTAGGCGATTCCCCGTCCCTATGTCGGCACGCTACTTCCGCTTCGTCTACACGAACAGCACGGCGACCACTGGCGAATTGCGAATTCAGACGATTCTGCATACGGGCACGCCGACGGAGCCCCTACATCGTCTCGACGAGGACGAGTCGCCGGACCGATCGGCCACGCTGGTCAAGTCGGTCATTATGGCGATCGGTGCGGGCGGCTCCCCGGACTTCATTCCGATCGCGGCGACCAACGGTGGCAATCTGAAGATATCTGTTGAGGAAAGCGTGTCGGTGGCCGTCACTAACGGCGGTACGTTCGTTGTTCAGGAAAACGGCGCGGCGTTGACGGCCTTGCAGCTCATCGACGATACGGTAGCAGTGCTGGGGACGGCGACCTACAGCGAGGGGAGTACGAAGGGCAGCATCATTGGGGCCGTGCGCAATGACGACCTGGCAACGCTCGCGGATACCGACAATGAAGTGGCACCGATTCAGGTCGATGAACTCGGGGCCCTATTTGTCAACCCATGCAAGAGCCAGCCGATACCGTTCTCGGTTGTCGCGGCGTCGTCGGGTGCGAATGAACTGATAGCGGCCGTTGGCTCGCGCAAGATCAGGATTCACGCCCTGGCCATCTTCGGGACGGCGGCGACGGTGACAAACATCTTTGTCTACAACGTGGATAATGACCTACTCGGCAATACCGGCAACCGTATCCCGATCGCCGTGGATGCGGATGGCGACAACTCGGCTGGCTTTGTGCTGGGATGGAACCCCGGTGGGTGGTTTGAGACCGATGTAGTAAATGAGGCCGTGTCGATTGACCTGTCGGCGGCTCAGGATGTGATCGTTACCGGTACCTACACTGAGGTGCTGTAATGCTAGCTTGGCTGATGAATATGGGATTTGCGGGAGGGCGGGCACCATTGGCAGGTCCCTACAAGGTCGCTGCCAAACAACTCTTCACCACAGGGGCTACGGCTGGCCAGGCGTTTCACACGGGGCAGGACGCTGGCCAGTCGTTTCATACAGGGGCCGAGGCAGGGCAGATAGGGGGCGATCGGTGACATGGGTGAAATGTACACACAAGAACAGATGGCCGCCGCCTTAGAGCGGACGAACGGCATGGTGTCGCTAGCGGCAAAGGTCGTCGGCTGCCATCGCGCGACGTTCTATCACGCCCTTGAACGGCACCCGGAACTCAAGGCGATCTGCCGCGAGACCCGGGAAGAAGGGCTGGACATCGCAGAGACGGCACTCCGCAAGAAGGTCCTGGAGGGCAACCTCGGGGCCATCTGCTTTATGCTGAAATGCCTCGGCAAACATCGCGGCTACGTCGAGAAGCAACAGATCGAAGTCACTGAAGGCGGCCAAACGCACGTAATAGAAACGATCGTCACGACACGGGAAGCCATTGAGCAAGATTAGAATAAAACTGCACCAAAAGCAGGCCGACTTCCTTGACCGAACCTCCACTAAGGCGGGGTTCGTTGGCGGTCGCGGTGCGGGCAAGACATTCATCGGGGCCTATGATCTGCTACGCCGGGCCCAACCGAACTGCACCTACATGGTAGCGTCGGTAACGTACGGCGCGACTCAAGACTTTGTGTTGCCTGCATTCTTCGAGATGGCCCGCAAGTTGAACTGTCTTGCCGGCTACAACAAATCCAGGCTGATCGCTACCCTTGGCAACGGTGCGACAGTGCGCTTTCGTACCGCAGAAGATCCAGAGAAGCTGCGGGGGCCCAACTTGTCGGGCATCTGGTTTGATGAGGCGAGTCAGATCAAGCGGGAGGCGTTCGAGATCGCGATTGCGTGCCTGCGTGAGCATGGTAAGATGGGGTGGATCTCGGCCACCTACACGCCCAAGGGCCGCACACACTGGACTTATGAGGTTTTTCACAAGAGCGACCGGGCGGAGGAATTTCACGCCACGACGCGAGACAATCCGTTCTTACCGCCAGAGTTCTACGATGAGGTTCGCCACGAATACAGCGGGCTCCGTGCGGAGCAAGAGCTAGAGGGCCGCTACGTCGACATCGAGGGGGCTGAGTGGCCGGCTGAGTTCTTTGCCGA